TGTCTAGCAGCAGGCGGTGTAGTAAAATTCAATGTTTCACCTTGTGCAAAACTTACACTTGTCAATTCTACAGTTTCATATGTGCTGTCATCACCATATGTAGCAATAGCTGTAACACTTTTTGGTGTATCGTCTATTGATATCATATCAGTAAAATCTCTCAAATAACCGTACAACTTAAGAGTTACATTATCTCCATTTACAGTTTTTTCTTTTACTATTCCTCTAACAGTTGTGCTATCATCTGTTAATGCAAATAATATTTCATCGCCTACTGGAATACCGTTGCTCCATGCTGGGCTGGTTACAGTCATTTCTATTATTGTATCAGTAAACGAATACTCAGCATCGCGTATAATGTGTATTTCTAAAGAATCACCTTCTTTACCAACTACACTTGAAGTCAAATCTATACGTCCATTAAGAGGATCGTAGTACCAATAATTAGATGACAAATACTCTCCATTTAGATACACAATTATATCACGCTGATAAACACGAGATAAAATTTCAAATTGCCATTTGTCAATTGCAAAACTTCTATCAGTACCTATAATAATTTTCTTCCTATAACCCGGATTTAATATTTTATTGTTAACTTGTACAACAATATTATTTGCTAAAGGTTCTCTATTATATGGAAGGAGAACTTCTGCTTGTGGGTTAGCACCTGTTCTAAATATATGATAATTTTTTACACCATCAGGAACAAAAGATTCATCAACAACTATTTGACTAAAATCAGGTGTTGTACTATTATAAACTGTGTAATCAAAAATATCGCCTATTTGGCTTTTTGTTGTAAGCTCTATAAACAAGTTACCATTAACATTTAGAGGTGTTGCTAGTTCAACATTTCCGTTTCTTGTAACAAACAAACTATAATTTGTATCGTACTTGATATCTGTATGCAATCTTGTTGATTGATCAATAGCAACAATACGATCGCTGTCTATTACATCAAGACCATTATTATCAATTAATATAATGTTTAGATTTTTATTTGCAACTAAAGGTGTACTATCAGCAAATTGGAATGTGTTTGTTTTCCAATCAATTGTGTACAACGATGGATCTAGTATTTCATAATCTAGTTTTGCAATTACATTTGATTGCGACTTTGCTGTTCCGCTTAGTGCATACTCGAGTGTAGCATCGTCGGTTGTAAAGTTGTGTACAGTTATAACACCCTGTCCATCTTGAACTCTGTTGTACACTGTAATATCTAGTGCATCAACTAATTGGCCAGGTACCTGTTCCTCAGGTCCTTTACTTGTAGTTGGTGTAACAAAACCATCACCGTCAACTGTAATATCACCTGCTTGAACTCCAGTAGCAGTTGATAGCGCAAAATCGCCACCACGTAGTTCTACATCAAAATTAGTAAAGTCTGGAGTAGTTGTACCATCACTAGATTCTTTTCTAATAATAATAGTGTCACCGGCTTGGTTGGCAACATAAGGAATATCATCAAGAATGTTATATTCCTCAAGTATATCACTTAAAACAATACTAGTTGTAATACCGTCGCCGTTTATTGGACCCATTACAGCAAATGGTAATTTTTCATCTGCTGTTGGCCAACTATCGCTGTCTAGTCTAATTGGACTTTCGCTCTTAGGTGCAGCAACACTCTTGAAGTAAATGTTGTATGTAACGTTTGCTTCAAGAGGAGTAGCAAGATCAAGCACATTTGTACTACCATCTAATACAAATATTTCATCATCAAATGCACTGTCGTATGTGTCAAAACTGTTTACACCAAATCCATCAGTATCAAACCCTAGAGTATTGCCAAATGAAATTGTATCTATTTGAACTCCACCGTAATCAATGCCATCCATTACTTGTGCAAGATCGTTACCTGGCATGCCGTCTGTTGGCTTATAGAAATAGGTAATTCTATCTGCTGCTGTCAACATACTTGCATTTCTATAATAATCTACAATAACAACAGCACCTGTTGCAGGAGGTTCTGCAAAACTAATAACACCTAATTTTCTAGTATACCCTGTGCTTGTATCTTCTTTGTTGCTAGGTGTAAACTCACTGCTTAAACTTTCAACTCCGTCTACTGTTACTTTGATTTTTGAAACTCTTGTGTCAATTGGCCATTTCAATACAAAATCAGTTGACGCACCGTTTCCTGTAAATGTTTCAGTTGGAACATGTAAATCAGTGAAAACAAGATTTCCTGATACACGATCAAACTTCATTAGCATATGTGTTGCTTTTGCTTTGCTATTACCAATAATAGCATATGCTCTTGCTGGTGTACCTTCTTCAGATTGTGTACCGTCAAAAGTTACAGTAGGTGCTGTAATATATTTTGCACCTTTTACATCAACATCAATAAAGTTTACAACATCTCCAGCAAGTGTAGCTCTACCTTTTAATGTAGGACCTCCGCCACCGCTTACAGTTACATTTGGACCATCAGTCCAACCTGTGCCGCCATCATAAATCTTAAATTCAGTTATTTCAAAACCAACATTATCTAACCAATGCTTTTGAGGATACGTTTCAACAAAAGGACTGTAAGTTTGTACTTCGCTATTGAACACACTTGTTCTTTCGGCAACAATACGTCCTTCTACTTCATCATAACGTGGCTGCAAATCAAAGTCAGTTACACTGGTTTGTGTCGGCTCTGTTTTTTGATAACTGCTTACGTATTCTCTAACTTTAGTTTTGTAAGGTTTTACTTCGTTTACATAATCTTCATAATTAGGAAGGTTATCATTTTTGAATGTAATTTTTTGTTGTAGTTCGCCAACATTGTGTTTTGCTTTTACAAAACTTGTTTTGAATACCCAATCAATATTAACTTGTTCACTTAATGCATATCTAATACTTGCAAAGAACAGTTTGTTCCACTCAACTTCTAGTTGGTCTACAAAAATTTGATTTTGTAAAGCCAACATAATGTTGCGTATTTCGTTTACAGGTTCTCTATCATACAAGTATGCATCAAATACTTGATTATCAAAGCCACTGGTTTGATTTTGATACAATAATTTTGATAATTGAATTGTACCATTTTGTCTACCAATAGTTTTATAATTTACAGTATAATCTACTTCTGGTAAGTTGTCAATTTTTTCTAGTAGTAACCAACCACCAGATCCAATGTTTTCAATCTTTACCACTTCGCCAATTAAATCGTTGGTTGCTTCTAATGCATAACTTCCAGGTACTAGATGATTGATAGCAGTAGTTTCATCATACCCTTCTGCATACCAGTCTGTATATTGCCAATATAGTGTAGTATCATACGATTGTATTCTTTCTACACTCCATTCTTTTTGCTCCGGTGTGTAATTATACAATGCCCAGAATCCGCCAATGTTGCTATCATTTTCAACAAGCACTGTAAATCTTCTTACAATTAACAGTGTGTTATCACTGTAATTTTTACCTTCTTTTTCTACTACTGCACTTGTAACTTGTCCTAGGTTATTGATGTAAAGTTGTATTTTTGCACCTGTGCCTGTGCCTCTAATATCTACAGTAGGTCCTTTGCGCACACTGCCTTCTGTATAACTAGGATCAACATATCCTCTACCAGGATTTGTGATAGTTACACTTTTAATTCTTCCATCAATAATTGTAGGTGTAAGTGTAGCAGTTTCAATTCTAGCAACAGGAACAAATCTTAAAAGATTTTCGCTTGCAATTTTAACATCGTAATCATTGCTGTAAATGCTAGGCATTGGGTCTGCTTTTTGTAAACCACTTAAACTAAAATCATCTACAATTAAGTTATCTGCAAGAACACCATTAACTCTTTCAACTACTTGCTTTAGAGCCTCAGTTCTATTGATAAACATACTTTGATTTGGAGTATTTAGAACACCATATCTACGAGGTATGCTAATATCAATGTCTGGTAGCTGATTACTGTTTTTGTCATATCCTACTAAACTGTCAATCCATTTTTGCACTATATCTGCATTAGGCTTGCTTGTAGCAACGCCTTCAGTTAGAAGCTGATATTCACTGTGAATATTATTTTCAGTTTCAAACTTTTTCCATTCAACATGCAGAATTATATTTTCATCTTTGATAAGATTTCTTACGTTGTAAAGTCCAAACTTGTTGTTTTCATAGAATGCTACAAATCTGTATCCTTGACCTGCAGGATCTTGAATAAGCAATGTTACATCATATGCACTAATGCTTCGTGTGTCAACTGCCGGAAGGGTTCTTTTGTTCTTTACCCAATAATAATATTTGTTTGAGAAAGTTCCTGTTACTGCATCATACACATCTGCAACAACATAACTGTCGTCATTGTATTTGGTTGTTCCACTAACACCATCTGCTAGGCCTTCTACTGTATCTGCAATATCATCCCATTCGCTCGGTAGTAAGTCGCTTTCAACCCATTCGTAAACGTCTACTTCAAAACTTGGTAGCGGAGTATTCCAATTGTTAGTTTTATATTCAAGGCCACGCTGTCTTGTATTAAACCATTTGATTGTGCTTAGGTCCCACCATAGCTTTCCAACATATCTACTGTCCCAAGGTGTTTTGTTTCCTGTATTTGTGCTGCCAATATTATACACAGCAGGATCATAATACAACTTAAAACTTAGTTCTTGCTCTGCAGGTCCTGCGATTTTACCTTGTACAGGATCAATATAATCCAAGTATGTTACAAGATCGCCGTTTGTTTTGTCGTACAAGAATACATTTTTAATCTGTGATAAATCAACATAATCTTGTATCAAACTATTTGAAGTCCAAGCATTAGTATTTTTCTGTGCTCTAAAATCTACAACAAATCCAACGTTTGTATCTAGGCCAAGACTATTAGTAAACATACTGCCAGGTTGTCCAACAATAATGTGGTTATCAACTATTTTCACACTTGGGAATAGAGCTTTTGAAGTATCTCTTAGATATCTCATTTTTTCTGCATAAATCCAAGTATCGTTGTAGTTTTCAAAAATGTAAACTTGACCGTTATCTACAACACGATCTCTAAATGCAGTTGCACTATTATCAAATTGTGTTAGATTTGAATCAAATGTCATTTCTGCAATATTATCACCGTTGGTGCTCATTATTGCAAGTTTGTTTTTGCTAAAATCTAAGCTGTAACCAAAGTATTCATTTTGCTGTCCTTTTGGAGAATACAATTCTTGTTGCAATTCAAACAAAGGATTTTCGCTGTCAAAATTGTATCTATAAAGATATACTTTACCATTGTTTAGACCTGTAAAGTCAGAGCCAATAGCACCTATTGCAATGTCTTTTCCATCATCTGATACTGCCAATGAATAAGCAAAATCGTCTTCTGCTGCTACATCGCCGTCAATGTTAGATTCGTAAACATAACGTCCGTCGTTGTTGTTGAATCTGTATACACTAACACGATTGATTCCTGTTGCATCTAAATAACCAGCAATAGCTATCACATTACCATCTTTTGATACATCAAAACTTTTACCAATATCAGATGCTGTGCCTAAACCTACACTGTCACTTTCTGTTTCTGTTACATCACCAAGATTAGGTACAAAACCAACATAGTCAATATATTGATCAAGTTGTTGCCACTCGCTGTCAACACCAGGTAGTATTCCACTACTTCCAAATACATTTGTTGTTGCTTTGTATAAAATATATCCTGCAAATACTATTTCACCTTCATAGTATGTTTTTAGAGGATCAAATGTACCTTTGTAATTTGGATCTCTTGAATAGTTGAAAATGTTTACATTAGCAAGACTGTTTTCTAAGAAATATATTCTACCATTATCTGCTAAACTTCTCACATAAAACTTGTGTACTAAATCGCTAGTAAATGCAGACTTGATTGCAATACCAAACTGCTCTCCTGATCTAGCAACAGGTGATAAAATTGTTGCTTCTAGTTTATAAGCTGTAACATCTTTTTTGTAGACATGTATAACACCTTGGTTTTGTAGATTACTTAAATATGCTGATTGGTCAGCAGTTAATACATCTACTAACTCCCAATCCTGTGACAAAGTACTGATTGTACTATCTGCTACACCAGCAGGAGTATCTCTTAGTGCTTGCCATAATGTACCTCTGTCAGATACAATATCATATTGTAAGTAGCTTGCAGTACCATCATATTCGCCAACATATTTGCTGCGAACATCACTTGCATTAGGTGCACCAACAATAATGTATTGTCCGTTTTCAGTTACGTCAACACTAGTACCAAAACCTGAACCTATATCATAAAGTGTACCAACAGTTAAAGTACCACTGTTTACATCGTGTGTGCCTAATGCTGTAGTATCTACAGGATTAGTTAACGCTTTATCTGTGTAAATTTCAAATGCAGTTGTAGTTGTTGGTTTTGCATAATAATAATTGTCGTTAAGAGCAGTAATACCAGTTGCATTTGAAATTAATATTTTTTCGCCTTCTCTAATTCCGTGTGCAATAGGTGTAGTAATTACACCAGGATTTGAATTTATTATACTTTCAATTGCTTGTGTTTTAATACCATCAATTTCTAAAGTTTGTAATAATGTGTATTCTAATGATTCACTTAATCTAGTATATACAGCAACACGACCATTTAATCCTGCACCAGGCATACCTACTGCCAACACTTGATTGCTACCACTTGCTGCAAAACTAGTACCATAACCTACATCTACTAATCCTTCTTCATTTGGAATTTCTGCTTGTAGATTAAATATTCTAGCATTATCAATTACTTCGCTTTTGCCAGTACCGTTATCGTCTAACCATAGGCGATCATTTTCAGTAACATCATAATCAATTAACAGTGAATTAATATCAGTGATATTGTTTAGTCTACGACCATTTAATTGTGATACTATACCAAGTGTACTATCACTTAAATCAATGCCTTCTTCTCCAATGTCTTTGTTTGAATAAAATTCAACAACATTCAAACTTACATCTCTAGCAGTCCAAAATCCGTTAACATCGTCGTTAACATTGTTAATACCAATAATTTCGCCGACGCTAAAAGGAACAGCTCTATCAAAAGTTGCTGTAAATCCAATATCTGTTTTGTCTATTCTAACAATTCTTACAGGAGATTGAATGTGTTTGTAAACACTCCATGATTGTTGTACTTCAGGTACCCAAATGTACTTGTTTAGATCAATACTGTTTATGTTGAAAGATAGCACATCTTTTAATGAACGTGCAATGAAGTTTACTTGATCAAGAGCAACGTATCCTGCTGTTTTGGTATATTCTTCTAAATTATCAGCAACAGGAAATGGTGCATGATCATAGTCGTTATTTTTTAGATATACTTTTGCTTTAGGATATTGATACACTAGATCAGTTCTAGTATTGTCAACTGTGTTGACCAATTCAACTGTTTGAGGCTCAATCCTAAATTGCTTTTCATCTAGTTGATATTCAACTTCGTCAAATGCATCTGTAGCACCGTATTGTCCGGTGCGTATTGCCCATTCTTCAAAAAATTCTAAACTGTCTTTATCAGCACTACCTAATTTGTCAAACAACTTTGTAAGAGCATTTTTTGTACCCTTATCTTGAATCATGCCTTGATAGAATTTATATTGACTTACATCGTCATTGATTATATTTTCTAAATATTGACGTTTTTGATAACCAATCAAGTGCTGTGCTAAACGCTGTTGTTCACTGTCAAAATTATCAGTGTCTAAGTCATAAAAATCGGTAAACTGATTTGCTCTGTAATCCCAGTTTGGTTTTAAGCTGCTTTTTGGACGCTCTGATAATACGTTCCAATTACTAAAGTTAAATTCTTCAGTGCCGCTGTGGGTTACAACAGCAGTGTAATAAAATTGCTTGTATTTTACTAGTTCTCCGATGTAATAATCTTTCCATGATTCCCATTCAGTAACCAATGCTTCATCATATGTAAAGCCGGGAATATTTAGACTACCGTTCCAATTGTCAGTTCTATAACCAACTACTTTTATGCGTTCTTGTCTATAGCCTGGTTCAGGATCATAAATTGTGTCATTGAAAACAGTTGTATTGTCAATCAATACAACATGTTCCTTTTGTACTAATGGTAGTTTAATAAAGAAAATACCTTCAGCATTATTCTTTGGAGCAATGCCAAATCTATTTGTGTTATCTCTAATAATATTTGTGTAGCTGGTTCTCAATTTGCCTGTATCTGCTTTTAACACATCTAAACCGTAAAAGTTATCAAACACATCGTCAACTACAAAATAATCTCTGTTAAATTCAACAGTGTTTGCACCAGGACTTAAAACAATTACACTGTTTGCAGCCCAGTTCTGTGTTGTCCAGAATAAGAATTCTTTGGTTGCTAATCTAAAATCTTCAATAGTTTCAGTTTCACGGTTGTTGTATTCAAAGCTAAATCCTAGCTCAAGTAAAGATTGTTCGTAGCCTAGTAAAAAGTCAACAACCTCTTGAGACTTTGTTAATATAGTACCATAATCAATTGTTGATTTAACGCTTTCAAATCTACGTCTAAGAACTGCATTAGCACCGCCAGCAATAGGTAATTCTTTTAGAGCACTATATAGTGTTGAATCAAACTCTGCACCTGTGATATGGTTTTCATTTGCTCTATAGAATCTATTGCTGTATTTTACAATTTTACCTGCAACAACTTGTTTATTTTCATCCCAATCAAGGAAGCTATCACTGATACCACCAACATTAATACCAATGTCGTTTGCACTTTCTATTGGCTTGTAATATTCAAAATACGGATCTTCTTTGTCGTATCCTGAAATCTTATATCCACGACCAATTTTTTCTATAATCACACCACTGTAAGAAACTATTTCTTGAGCACTACTAGTGTTTAAGAAAATTTGATAATTTTCTTGAGGTACAAATACATTACCTTGATTCAACGGTGTTCTACTATCTAAAACAAGTTTTAGTTTGCTCTTGTCTGCAAACCCGCCTAGTTTCAAACCTATTTGTGAGTTTATTGTTTTTAATCTGTCAATATATTTTTCATAATTTGCAGTAATATTTGTTTGCAAATAATTTTCAATATAATTTATTAAACCAAGAGTTTGATTTACTTTTCCGTTGGTTTTTGTTTTAGGAAAAATTAAATCTTTTGCTCTAATTGCTTTTTTACCATTGTATACATAATTGCCAGCAATGTTTCTTGATGTTCTTGATCTATCAAAACCAATTGCAAATACTTGTGCTGGTCTGTTGATTATCATTGCAACCAGAAGGCTAAATGCATAATCACTGCTGCGTCTCCAAGCAGTTTCAATAGGTGCTTCGTCGCCAAACTTAAAGCCATCGTTTCTCATCATAGCGTAGCTGAATTCTTTTGCAAAACCACTGGCTAATGGGTCAACAAGTTGGCCAAATTGATTTACTGGCAAATGTTTTGTTAATTGTGGGCGCACATATTTCTTTTTAACATATGCTGCTTTTCCAGGTTCTTTTACTAAGCCTAGTTCTAAGTCTTTCCACATAATCAAGTTATCACTGGTGTAAGGAGCTGGACCATATTGTGTTTCCCACCAAGTTGGTTTGACACTAAATCCAAGCATTTCCCACGGTGTCATATGTGGACGATCTGTATCATATGCTTGCTTGTACACAGCTCTCCAATACCCTGGTAATTTTTCACCAGTTGCGCTAATGCTGCGTGAATAATTGTATGTAAATCCATCACCTTGAGTCACAAATTCATTTGTAGTATAATCAGGGTTTCCTACCAATGGCAACCATGCAACAAAATCACTTATAAGGATTCTGTCCATGCTTTCTTTTGGAACGTTTGAATTACGATATATGCCTTCGATATAATCATGAATATTGAAAACATTTTCATCATATACAACTTTTAAGTTGTTGTAAATTCTTTTTTCTAATTCCAGTAAAAGATCATCTCTGTAGTCGTTGTATGCAACACTTAAACTACCGTCGTGTCCTCTAATTACTTTTGTAGTAGTTGAATAACTATTATCAGTTTGTAATTCAGGCTCATAGGCAGGATACATACCTAGTTTTGTAGGTGTAGGAGGTAAAAAACTTCCTTCAGTATTTTCGTACTCGTAGATTTTAATAACATCGCCATTTTCATTTGCGGCTGTAATATCAATAAATCCGTTTTCTGTAAACGTATAATCAGTACCATATGTTAATTGTGCATCGTTTAGGTAAACGTAAACTGCTTTTTTGGTTAATTGTCTAATATTAAAAACTTTAGAAAGAGCATAATATCTATTTCTATTATCAAGCACAGTATATTCTAATAACTTTGCACCACCGAATCCAATCATATCTGTACTGTAAAATGGCATGGTTTTTGTTTTGTTTTTTGTTAATTCTTGTAATAACAAATCAACATGCTCTTTTACAGGGCCTACAAACGTACTTGCTTTGGCTACTGATAAAAATTCTCTTTTGAATTTACTATATTCAGTTTTTGCAAATCTTACTGCTTTTACAATATTTGCATTTTTATCGGTAAGATGATACAATGGCAAATTAATAGGTCCACTGTGTTGTACAAATTTTCTACCATATTTTGCAACTTCGCCTAAGTCTCTTAAATTTCCGCGGCCTGGTTGTTTACCATTAAATGCTGGTACTTCTGCAATTAATCCTTCTACATGGTCATTAACTTGGCCAAGTGTAAACTCTGTAATATTATTATTAAGAGGATTTCTTTCAAGATTGTAAGGTATTTCATAATGTCCAACAGAAGTTTTGTCAGCACTGCTTTTTGTTTTAATAATACAAACATCTTCTGCACTCAACTCTTGAACAAGATTTATTTTGCGTACATTGTTATCATCTACAAAATTCCAATCAACTCCTTGTATTTTGAATTGATTGTTAACATATACTTTGCATACAAGATCTGTTAGATTTGCACTGTTATTGTAAACATCAATTGGAAAACGATTTACTATGTCATCGCCTGTGTATTTTCTAATAACATACTGGCTGCTTAATTCGTTTGCTTTTGTCCATGCATTAACATAGTACACACCGTTGCTTTTGTTTTTCTTTAGGAAAAGTTCATCGCTAGGTTGAGTGTATACAACGTTATTTTGTTCATACTCATATGATTGTGTAAGTAGAGGAAAATCAAATACAATATCACCTACGTTGTTTATATTTTTATATGCTAGAGGAAATCCTAATTCAGAATCGTTTGCACCGGTGCCTACTCTATAAGCAAACAATCTATTACCTTCAAAATTATTAGAAGGATAGTAGTCTTCATCACCTATACTGTAGCCACTGTTGTCAAACAAATCAAATCTTGGTGCTTGATTTAGAGCAGTTTTATCCTGTGCAATTTTCCATTCTGTTCCATTGTACCAAAACATTCTGCCAGCATTTTTATTACCATCTTTTACAAGCACAGTTTGATCTAGTTCAGGATCAGTGTCTTCTGTTTCAACCAAACTAATCTGTGTTGTATTTGTGTGAAGAATAAATGTTACTTCATAAATTTTACCATTTACAAGAGGATCTGGATCAGCTGTGAAAAGTACTCTCATACCTTCAACAAGATCAATACCATCAATGTTGTATCCACTTTGTCCTTCGATGTTACTAAAAACATCAGAAGTAAATGTATCAACTAGATCAACATAAGTTTTTGCAGTTGAACCGTGATTGTACAAACGTAAATTTGCTTCAAATTCAATAATAGGACGTTTTGCTCTGAGAGATTCATCTAACCCTGTTTCTTGATTGTTAATTCTTGCTGATTCTTCAATTACATCTTTGTGGAACCAACGGTTATATCTAGCCCAGCCATTCCTACTTTCATCTGCACGGTTCATACAGATATAATCTTTTGTACCGGCAAAACTTTTTGCATCACCAAACGGTACTCTATCAAATCCGTTGGTATCAAAAGGTACAAGCGTGTCTTGTGTAAAAATAGCAGGCACTGCAAGATCTGTCAACGGCACAAGTTTGATTGCTTCACCTACACCTTCAACATAGAACAATCCATTGTCATAAGAGGCTGGTGTAACATTACCTTGGAAATAAACTTTCATACCATTTGAAAAATCCCAGCCATCGCTAGTTCTGTAAGTTTTTTTACCAAGTATTTCATCTTCAACATTTATTTCACTGTTTTCTTCAATGTCGTATATGTTGAAAACACCACTGGTGTTGATATTATTTTGTGAAATGTAGTAAAGTGTTTCAGGTGCGTTCATTGGAACTGTAAATTCAAGAACACCTTTTTCAACAAATCCTTCTTTAATAGCATATTCTCTTTCTTTAAGAGTGTCTGTATCATTAGGAGTTATTTCAACACCGTCTTCAAATAGTGTTGTTATTAAACTACTGTCTACATTATCTAAACCAGGCTGAAACGCTCTACTGATTGCTATACCAATTGGATGGCCCGGAGTGTCAATTTCAAATCTATATGTTTGTCCTCTGTAAAGTTTCAAAGACGGGTTTCTTGAAAATCCGTTTGGTGTAAAAACATAAGCAGTATTATCATCATCTACAACCGTTGAAATTGTATATGTGCTACGGACTTCTAAACTTTGTCCTCTAACAGGAATTTCTTGTGGACCATTTGCTAACCAGTAATATTCACGGAAGTTGGTAAACTTGTCAAAGTTTATATGTGGATCCCATGCATAAAATTCTTGGCTGTTTAATTTACTGTGATCTTTTGTAGTTGATCTAAACGCAGTAAGTTGACCAATGTAGTCATTGTAGTCTTTGTAAAACTCTACATTGCCTATATTGTCTTTGATTACAACAGCAGGTTCTAACTGATAATTTTCTCTATTTGTGCTAACATCTGCAAGATATGTATCTGTAGATTTTACAGCCTTTGCTTCTCTACGTCCGGCAAAAGCATTGATTTTTTCTACAACACCGGGTGTTGTAACTTGATCTAATGTACTTCCTAAAAACTTTTTGTTAGCTTCAGTTCTAAAGTATCGAGGCAAAAAGTTAGCACTAGAAGGATTCTTTGAATCACCGGCTGGCAAAGGATATTCGTTCTGCTCGTCGTTATATGCCATTAATAATCGCCTCCAATAATAATTGTGCTTGCTTCTTCACTGCTTTGTACACCTGTGTTTAATACTTCATCGCTTGTTACAACATTACCTGTTGCTTTAAGTCTATTTGCTGTAATTGCATCAATAATTTCTACATCTTCAACTGTTGCAGCACTGATAAAGATTTCGTCATTTTCACTTTTTATTTCATACATGCTACCAAAACTTTGTGATTCTTGTCTAGGAACAAGTACAATACTGCTTAAATCAGGTGAAACTTGTTTAACAATATAGGCTGCTAATTCGCTAAAATAAAATGTTTCTCCAAAATCCCAGTTTTCTAATGCAAAGAATTCGTTCACTGCATCAATTACTCTTGCTTTAATATCATTGTCATTTACAACTCTACCAGGATTTTTTACAATCTTAAATACTGCTTGCAAATTGTTACTCGCTTTACTACCAAAAAGTGGTTTGTATTTTACAGGATGATAAATTACTTCATCACTGATACTTTTAATTTGTGTTATATCTGCACCGTAACTTTGGAACAGGCTGTCACTACTCGGAGGTAAAACTACTTCAGTTAATTCTCCGCTTAAATATTTTCTATAATTTGTATCATATGTTTTTGTTAACATATAAACGTCCATTATATTACTGCTGCTTGGATCAATTCTGCGATTTTCGTTTGCAGCATGACTATATCCAAAGCGTATTTTATCTCTACCTGTATAAACTTTGTAATTAGTGTTTAACACAAATCGATTTGCTGTTAAGTCTACGGTATAAAAAATATCTTTTTTATAATTGTAAATTATTGTACCATCTGCATAAGTTGTAATAGCATTTGGATCTCCAAGTGCAGGCACTACAATGTTTTCAGATTCTGCATCAACATAATCATATACTTCTGTACCATTACGAGTATATTTTTTTGCAAATATGTATTTTGTAGTTGGAGACACTGTAGGCTCAACCACCCTTCTAAATACATCAGGATTATCAATAACACCATCATCATCGCTGTCAAAGAATCCAACTTCTAATTTTTTATTGTCAACATAACCGTCAACATCTCTATATTCTTTTACAACTTGCCATGTCCAGTCTTGTGTAAAAGCATTAAGACTATCAGGTTGATTGTTGTTGCTTAAAATTGTAATTGTGTCTTTTACAATTTTTCCTGTTTTGCTGTCGTATATTCTATCAGTGCTATCATGATAAAAACGTATTTCATCATCACTTTCAAAAACATAACGGTAAGAACGTGTTGTTACTGTATATTTTTCACCATTGGTTTCGAATAGCATCAACCAACTAGCATCCAACTGTTGATTAGTGTTATCACCTTGCTTACCTAAACTAAAGTCTGCTGATGCATTTAGGTTTGTATTCAATATCAATTTCCATTGACGTAAATCAACATCATAACGCAAACCAAAAGTTTTATAAGCAAATACTTGGTCTACAAGTTGTACAGTTACATCATTTGTTAATGCACCTACAATAGGAGAAATAATTTCAGCAACTTGTACAGTTGACGGAATATAATCATTAAATGTAATAGGTCCTAAACCAGTTGTACCATCAATTTCAGTACCACCTTCAACAACACTGATTACTTTACTCCAAATATATTCCTTATCTCCGGAGGCAGTAGGAGAACCTTCTTTTAGTTTATTGTCTTTGTCAAAACAATATCCTGAAGGAGGTGTAAATTTAATCAATGCTTCTGGTTCAATATACTTGGGTAAACCCTGTGTAAACGAGCTTACAGTTACAGGCAAACTGTACAAATCAGTAAAATAACCAGTTGTAATGTTTGTTCCTGATGTAGTTTGATTCCAAGTAATGTTTAGATTAGCAATACTGGTTTTTCGAGGAAACTTTTCATAGTAAAAATTCTTTACACTTGCTGTTTTAATTTTTGGTACAATTAAATTGTTAATTGCTGCTTCAATATCAGTTTTTGTAATAAATTCAAAACTATCTAAATCTTGATATTCTTCAGCAAATACTACACCATCTGAACCATACATCAAAGTATTGCTATATTTTCCTGTAGCATCACGTAAATCATAATATCTACTAATACCACTGCTGGTTCTATTGATAGCTTTGGTTTTAATAATCTGTTGGTTTACACCTAGTGTACCGATATTATAATCTTCACCTGTGATTAATCTATTTTGTGTGTAATATGTGCTTGGAGCAGTACTCTTAATACTTTCGTTGCTTTCACTTACACTAGAATTTTCAACAACACTTTTTAGTTCAAGGACTAAGTTCAATGTTTGTTGTTTGTTAGATCTGTCAATGTAAGGTATTTGTACATTGATACCAATCAAATCAGATGGATTAATTCTATAATCTAAGTTTTTGCTTGTTCTATAATAAACTTTGAATTTGCCTTTTGGAATATTACCAAAAACACCATCGCTGAATATCAAACTAATTCTATCTTCAATTCTTGTTTGTACAGCATAAATGTCACGTATACCTTTTGATACGCTGTTGTAAATTATATTGTTACCTTCAACAGAATCTACTCTAGTCCACAGTGATTCTTCATTGTTTTGTTTATCAAGTTTATACAGCCATACGTCTGAATTATTGATATTATCAGTATCAATGTTAACTACTGTATTTGGCGCATTGTTTGTTATATCAAAAACATTGTTTTTTAGAGACCCTTGTCTAAAATGCATAAAGAAACCACTGTTGCTTGATCCTGCGCCTTGGCCGTTATCTCTATAAACAAATGCCATTTTATTACCTGGTAGAGGATCTTCTTCTACTAGTGTATTTGTATCTGTGTCAATACCTGTACTTACAATTTCAAACGCAGTGCTTACACTGTTAATCTGTTTACTAAAAGTAAAACTAGGAATATCTGTATTTGTACCGTTGAATCTATATTGTTCTGTAACAACACCGTTAATAGATGCTTTTTTAATAGGTCTTCCAAAAGCAGTGTTAACAGGCAAAGACGCATTTAATACTTTGATAAACTGCTCATACCAATTAGGGTTAGTACCATCATTCCAAATAATACTTTGATTTGACAAGTTGTTACCATTACTATCAATAACTTCTTCTGTTGTGCTAACACTTTCAATTTTTAACAAACCGTTTGCGGCTTGATTTCTTTTTGGATTGTAACTTATTAGTCTTGCAAGACGCAAAATACTCTCTCTGCGTTCTGCAACTTCAATAAAATTTTCACGTGCATTTAAGTCAGTACGGAAAGCAAGGTTTTGACCAAGGAAAGCAATAAGGTCGATCAGTGCAAGATATTCACTGCTTTCAATGTAGTCATTAAAATCCTCAGGATAATTTTGACGTATGTAATTGATCATTGTACGTCTAAGATTATCAAAGTCATAACTTTGAAAATCAGCGTACTTGAAACTCTGATATATTGTTTTCCAATCTTCTGCTAAGAGAAGTCTATTTTGACGTTCTGTACTTGACATGTTGCACTGTCCTCACTTTTTAATATTTATGTGATTTAATAAAGTGCGCAGTTAAATTAATCCTGCACTTTGATCGAATTTTAGTCGCATTGTTTCACTAATGCTATAAGGCAAATATGTCAAAGAACAATCAATTTGTATACCACTTTCGTAGGTATCAACTGTTATACTATCAACACTAACTCTAGGATCATAGTTAATAATATCAGTTACGTTTTGTATAATAGCATCTCTCAATCCATCAGTAAGTGGTTCAAACAAAATATCCCATATAATTGTACCAAAAGTAGGATTTTCTAATTTTTCACCTTGACGTATGTGGAAATGATTAACAATATCTTGCTTAATTAACGAAATATCATAAAGATTATAACTGCCACGATCTGCATCAACAGTGCTAATACCTCTATATTTTTTACTGCTCACAGGTCCGGTATCGTCATTTGCTGCTTTTACCGTAATGCTTTTATATAGGGGTTTGTCATTAGTAGCCATAACGTATTTACCTTACAGTCCATCCATGGTATATCGACTTTTACTACTACGATAAAACGTTAAAAATCTATTTGCTAAGTCTTGTATTGTTTGTGCTTCTGCTGCACTTATTTGAACAATAAAGTTTCTTGTTTCAGGAGTAACCAATTTTTCAAATTCAACATATTCTCTATATGTAAGATTTGCAAGGATTTGACCAGTTGAACCATAAACTGCAAATTTGCCATCTATTATTCTTTCATATGTTTGAAAACTTTGTAATTGTACATCATTTAGCGTATCTTCAAACATATTTGCTGGAGGTGTTATAGCATTGTTTTCAATAACTTTTGTATTGTTAACAGATGCTTGAGCTTGATCAGGATCTCTAACTAATACAAAGTTACCTTCAGCATTTCTTTGTACGTTTCCTTCCATTTCTCTAGCTGCTCTGCTTGCTGTACTAGCAATATTACTAAATGTTGGATCTCTTGTTTCACTGTAAGTTCTTTGATGTACTTCTTTAGCTCTTTCTGCAATTTGTCTCAATTGTGCAGAAGGATTATCTGAAAAACTAATAGCTGCTGTGGCTATTCCTGCGGCAGCAGGTGGTATTCTTGGTACGCCAGGTATGCCTACACGGTTGATTACGTTTGCGCCAACTGCTGCAATAGCACCATCTACACCAGCTTTTGCTATCGGTGGTAAATTGTTGTAAGCACCACTCAAATTACCTGCAAAATCTCCAATAGCACTGGTCATTCCGCTCAATGCTGGACCAACACCGGGTATACTTTGTATAGCATTTCCTAAGCCTGACAATAATCCAGACGCTGCTTGGCCTAATGCATTACTCAAACCTCCAAGTGCATTACTTAAACCTTGACTAAGTCCGCTAACAAGTCCACCTAAAGCACCGCTTAAAGCTGTACTTCCTAGCAATTGTTGTATAGCACCTCCTAAAAGACCGCCAATACCTTGCGCTAAACTACTTAAACTACCTTGTAAACCTTGTAAAAAACTATCAACAGTTATATCAACATCTGCTTGTGTAGGATCTTGAATATTTGTTCTCGCTGGTGAAGGGGCATCTGTTGGTAGTGTACCTGCTCGTGTTACACCTGCCCTTCCTGCTGCTGCTGCACCTCCACTTGCACCGCTAGGACTTGCACCACCTAATGCAGGAATTCCTGGTACTGCTGGTAATTGCACACCTAATTGGCTAGCCATGTTGTTAAGCTGATCAGCAATACCGCTTTGTGCTATTGCTGCATTTAATGCACTGGTTGCACCGCCTTCTATTGCACCTCTAAGGCCTCCAGAAAACGCACCTTCTATTGCACCTGCTATACCATTAACTCGTATTAAGTCAACACTGCCAAAATCTTGTATTGCACCGGTTAAAGCAGTAGTTGCTTCGCCTAAATTTGCGCTATTAAACACACCAGATACAAATCTATTAATTTCACCTGCTTGTCCAATACCATTTTCTGTGACAGCCCAAGTTCTTGCACTATCTTGTGCAAAACTAGGAATATCACCATTTTGTTCACGTTCTCTAGCCAGTAGTTGCCTGTGTGCTTCAACTGCACTGCGTGGTCTAGTAGACGGAATAGCTGCTGTAGTCATGACCCTCTCCTTATATGTATTTATAGGTCATTCATAATAGTTCTATCTGTCTGCACTGTCCTATCTTCTGGATGTACATCTTGGCTTTCTGTAGTTACTGCTTCTGTTTTTTCTGGTTCAGTTTCAGGTGGGTTCCAGTTTTCATGTCCATTCCAAGGTTCATGTTGTGGAACACGCTGTGGAAAACTTGCCTTTATTGCTTCAGTAGCAGCACCGCCGCCATTAAGTTGTACATCAGGGCCGCCATCAATCCAAGCAGTGCCGCCAGCGGTAATATAAGTATCGTCACCAGATAAACTATTGATTGTTCCGCCTGCTTGTATTTTACCATCAGCACCAACTTTTATTTCTAAATTTGCACCTGCACTTTGAAAAATACTTTCATTAACAATCATATTGATATTTCTGCCAGCTTCAAAGTTAATATCTCTATCAGCAACAAAATTCATATCGACTTCTGTGTGAAAACTTATGCTATCTTGTGCATAAACATCCAGTTTACCATTGCTAGACATTTCAATCCAACAAGTTCCACGACTATTATTGATATAAATTAAATCTTCACTGGTGTGCATCAATATTTGTGCGCCAGTTCTAGTGCGCAAACGTATTAATTCGTTGTGAGGTCTAGTTACATCGCCGCCTTTGCCACTTGCTTCTTTGTTAATATATTCATAAGGTGTGTCTTGTGGAGCACCTTTACGTATTAATTTGTCATCACCGTCATCAATAACAAAACTACTGCTGCCCAAACGACTGGTATGCACAGTTGCTTGGCTTTCTTTCAAACCAATTTTACCTTGTGGTGAGCCTCCACGCTTGTCTACAGGTCCAGGTGAGCTAAGACCTATAACAGCACTAGGAAATTCACGTTGTGCGCTACTTGAAGTAATACCTCTAATGTCATCTTCGACTAACCCTTGTTCTAATAATTGATTTACAAAGTCATCATTTACAGGACGTTTGTATTTTATAACATTATTAGTTTGTGGTTTGGTAATTGTTTTATTATATTCACCTGCAGGTAATCTTTTTCCTTTTAATTCATTAGGAACAGGACCTGTCAACTGTTCTGTAGCAGGTTGTCCGCTAGGTAACATAAAAGTCATACCTTTTTCTGGTACACAAGCAAACCAATAACCAAATTCTCTAGTTCCTTCAACAAATGTAACAAGAACTAAACTGCCTGGATCAGGAGGTATAGCCCAAAATCCGTAACTTTTTTGTGTATCGCTGTATTTGTCATTTTTACCAATATTGGCACTTTGTGTAATGCCATAAAACGGACTAGCATAATAAACTATAGCAGTTTGTCCTAGTGTTTCGCCTATATTACCTGCTTCAGTTGTTTTTAACAATTCAACTTCTAAACCGCCCAAATAATAAGGATCGGAATGTTTGATAACACGAGCAAGATAAGGACCTGCTTTGGATTCTTGAGGTCCTGGGTCAGCTGTGCGTTGATGTTCTGTTTGTCCTGTTGTATCTACCATTGTTTTTATCCGTACGGGCTGTAAACTTCGTCTTGAGGTGTTGCATCTGTAACTTTTACTGCTTTATCCTGACTTGCAACCTGTTTAATATCACGTTCTTGATTGCGTCTACGTAAAAGTGTAAGTCTTTGCGTAAATCTACCGTTACTAAAGTTGTTTACAAGACTTGTTACTCTATATAATCCACTAAATGCGTCTACAGGTACAGTGTCTTCAGGAAAAACCATTGTTCCTATTTCTTCACTATAATCAACAGGTGTTCTAAAATTAATTAAGATATCAGTTTCACCACGTTGATATTCTATATCACCATTTTCAGTTTCATTTTGATCAATATCTTTAGCAGTATAGTTGCCCATGCCGCTATCAAACACATAATAAGGGTCACCAAGTATTTCTAGCTCTAAACTTACTAAATCTACATCACTGTTAATAATTATGTCGTGGAACATACGTGCAGTTCTAATTTTATTGTTGTCAATGCCGGCTCCGCCGCCACCTTGTGAACTTGTTCTTAGTTTATCAACTGCAAGAACT